CTGTCGAGTAACGACATGAAGGACATAGAGGAACCAATGCGAGGTAGGAGAGATGAAGACATATATGCTAATTCAACCAAGTATAAATATGTTGGAAGAAAACCAAAGGACGGAGCCACTGGAAACACTCATTTGAATTATGAATATTCGGCAATTGCTAATCCACAGAACCTTGCAGAAACACGAAAAATGTCACTAGATATCGATTTAGCGACATTCAATCCAGCGTTGCATAGATATCACAAGGTACCTGTTCTTATATACATTAACGATCAGGATAAGATGAAAGCAAACCAGGCGATAAATGATCTAAAGGAAGATAGTGGATTTGAAAACGAAAAGATAGAAGACGGGGATTTAATTAACCCAGGAAGATATGTAGTTGACGAATTCCTAAGTGGGTATTACGTAATAGGTGGGATGCAATATTATTACAAAGCAGGAATGGCATCAATAAAGCAGAAGATTAATCTACTAAGAAGGGAATGGCCATCTAGAGTAAATAATATAAGTGAAGATACTGTAGCTCCACCCACAAAGCCAAAGCCAATTCCGCCAACACCACCACCAATTCCAACACCGGTGCCTGAACCAACCCCACCTGAAGTAGAACCAGCACCCGTTGATGTAATACCGGAAGAACCAGTATTCACAATACATCTTGGAGACGATTTATCCAAAACAAGTTCATCTTCCCATAGTGTAGGTTCGTGGTTTGAGAAAACCATGAAATTAACATGGAAGGTAGATAATAATGAATTGGTAGAATCAAACCCTACAATATCTGTTAAGTTCTCCGGAGGAATTGAAAAAATGTTCGATGCAACAGTACACTCTGAATTGAAAGGGGATCCATGGGACTCGTATAATACGAGCATTGTGATTCCATCTGGAACGTTTAAGGATCATTCAGGAATGTACGATGTTGAGATAACATTAACATATAACGATATTGTGTTGGTGGAAACGTCAACATATGAATTTATTAAATGGAGTGAACCTGGCACAGCAGCAGGTCGCCCTGCTGGATACCATAATGGCCTTAAACGAAAGGAAGCTAGACGATATGCATATGGAGTATTCTATTCAGAAACATATGGAATATACGAAGGCAGGTATACTCTTAGATCCGAGGCAACAGGTGATTACACCGCAGCAACCGCATCCACTGGAAGGGTAATAGGTAACAAGGGAGAAACACCGAAGAGCCTGTTACAGCGAACCAAATCAATTACGAATTCCCAAGGGACGTAATACATAACGTAATATATATCATATGTCAGACTTTAAAACACCTAACGATTTTAGAAAGGGATCATATAAGAAATATCCCTATCAAGATCCAACCTATTTATCATTCGCATTATTGTTCGATTGGAGCAGTATTGAAACATCACCCTTATTATCGGGTGCAGCTGAAGCATTCCTAGAAGGATTGGCAAACTCAAAGATCAAGCAAAGTACTGGCACATCTGATGTCACGTCACAATATTATGCAGATCGATTAGCAGACTTACGAAGTTTCAAACATGCTCTTAGGGAAATAAACACAAACATGCCATGGTACTGGCAATCATTAAAGGGATTAGCGAGATTACAACAATATGATCCATTGGCACCATATTATGGAGGAGACGATGCAAAACTTGAAATAGAGACACTTGAATCTTTAAACCTTCCAATAGCTGGACTGATGCATTTATACCGTAGTGCTATTTTTGATGAAAGAAAATGGGCATATATAATACCACAGAATCTTAGAAAATTCAAAATGATGATATATGTTACTGACGTTAGAACGCAGACTGTTGCTGAAATTGCCGGAGAATCAAATCGACCATATTTTATGATGGGACTCGGTTATTGTGAATTTGACATGAATTCAGGTACGAGTATATTTGAAGATCTTTCTAAGAATCCAGAAGGCGAAGCATCTGGGAGCATTTCAATATCGTATGAAACATTAGAAAAGATAGAAGCTAGGGCGCTTAATGGAATCATTGAAGAACCTGAATATGCTAACAACAATATGTCACCTGCACCTTCGTCTGAAAATGACTTAGAACCAACGCCAAGTAATGCACTATCAGCTAATGCTGAAAAAACAAGTACTGTAAAATCAAAAATGCAGGAAAAAATCAATGCTGCAAAATCGAAGGCTACAGATGCAGCTAAGGCGTTCGCAGCCGATAAGAAAAGTGAACTAGTACAGGAGGTGCGTAACCAGACAGTTAACAGGGTACAAACGCCTGAGAATGTATTTGATAACTATATTCGAAAACTAGATGAAGCAACTGACATCAACAGGGCAGTACAGAACCTTGGAAATACAACAAGTGAGAACATGCCAGGAAATGTATATGGCATGTCTATCAAAGATGCCCTAAACAAAGCAGCAGTAAATAACTTAGGTAATATATACGAATAATGGGGACTAGTAGCGAATTAAATAGAGATAACATTAGAGAAACCCATTGGCTTGGAGAGGTCATGGACAACATGGATCCAGATTTGCTAGGACGATGTCGTATTAGGGTTTTCGGTAAATTTGATAAGTTACCAACTGATTCAATACCATGGGCAACCCCTATGAACAGGGATACTGTTGGTTCACATCACGTTCCAAGGATTGGAGACATATTAGCAGTTCGTTTCGACAATGGTAATATATACCACCCTGAATACTGGTTCCATGTTGATCAGAATAAAGAATTAAAGAAGGACGTATTGGATCCTTCAGCGACACCCCATGATGTTGTGTCTCTAGTATATGATGCAGAACGAAATATTAGGATTTATCACTCGCCCGAGGATGGATTGGTAATTTCAAGAGGAAATGGAGCAAAGGAACGTCCATTGATACAGATTGACGAAGATGGACATATTAAGATATCAACATCTGAGAAGATATTTTTGGATTCAGGAAACATATTCTTAAGCAATACAGGGGAAGACGGTGAAGATATCGCTGAACCAGCAGTTCGAGGGTTATCCCTTGAGAAATGGCTTAATAAATTTCTAGATGATTATCAGAAACATATACATCCAACTCCAACTGGGCCAACTGGCCCGCCTATTGGAATAACACCAACTGTTATCTCAGGGCTTAAGCGAAAACATACTGATTATCAACAAAAAAATAAATAATTATGGCAAGCAAAGAAGAAGTAGAGGCTATAATTGAAAAATTGGCAGCAGGAGGAGCATCGATTCCCGGTCTAGATATTATTCTTATCATAGAAAATATGGTAGAGATACAAGTGACAGGTATGGAATCCGCAATTGAAGCAGCAGCAGATGATATTGAACAAGCAAAGGAAGATATCGCAGCAATGAAGGTTCAGTTGTTGGAATTCTTTAATACGGCAGACGCAAAGGCAGTGATCAAGGCAGAGATTAACAGTATAAAGAATTCCGCAAAACAGATTGCTGAAACATTAAAGAGTCTACCTAATGTCATACAGCGGGCAGCAGCTGAGGCAATTATGCCGTCAGTCGTTCCAACATCAGGTGGAGTTACGAACCCATCCACTATAATACTGAAGGGATTCAAACTGGTCAATGATATCAAGACAATCCTTAGGATGCTAACCGCATTATTGGAAACTCTACTCAAATCGGCCCTTAAAATTAATTTCATTCCGCCTGACAGTATACTAGGAATGGTAGATACTATAGCAGATATTAAACAAGGGCTTGACAAGATTCCAGTGCCTTAATAAAACGTATATATAATTTAATATTTACTAACACCTAAAACAAACAAGATGTCACAAGACACACAAACAAAAAACAAAGTATCGGAAGGAACCCCTGCATTTGACTGGGATGCTTACGAAGCAAATTGCCCAACTAGATTTAGAAAGGCAAATCCTAATATTAAAACAAAAAACGGAGACAAGGTCTTTTCTAGAGAGCCATACGCACAAGCAATGTATGACATGATGGAGGGAATTGAACAAGATACTCCTGTATTATTTCAAGTAAACATGGGAGAAACCCATACTGGAACAATACATACAGTAAACGTCGAATGGGCAACAATCGATATATCTCACAAAGAGATGGTATATGTTAACATGTCCAAGGAGTCAGAAGAATCTAAATCTCGATTAATTCCAGGGGAATCGATTGATGTACAAATAGTAAACAGTAGAACAGATAAAGGATTCATCCTAGGATCAGTTGAAGCTGGAATAAAGGCTGGAGTACTTAAGGATATTCTACAATCAATAGAAACTGGTGGAATCGCATACCCTGCTAAAGTAACAGGTATGATACCTAATGGAGGATATTTTGTTAATATACAAGGCGTTGATTGTTTCATGCCAGGTTCGCTTGCTGGAATTAATAAACTTGCTGATTTCGAATCAGTATTAAACACTGAAATGTATGTAGTACCTATGAGTTATTCACAGGACAGAGGAACCGTAATCGTATCCCATCGTGCATATTTACAGGCGATGATTCCACAGAAGGTTGAAGATCTTAGAAGTAACATTGGAGTATCGATGACTGGTAAAGTTACAGGTTCTGCCAAGTATGGAATATTTGTTGAATTTGACGGATGTCTAACGGGAATGATTCATGCGAATGACCTATTACCTGACGTTGCAATAAGACATAAAGCAAGAGAAGTTCAGCCTGGTGAAGAAATTGAATTTAAAGTTAAGGAAATCATCAGCGATAAAAAAATTACGCTTACTCAATTAGAAGTAATCGAAACAGTAGATCCATGGCAAGAAATTGCAGGGAAATATAAATCGTTTCCAGTTGAGGTAGTAGGAACTATAAAATCCCTTAAGGAATATGGTGTATTTGTTGATATTGGAGATGGAATCGTAGGATTACTTCATATTTCAGAATTACCAGATGTAATAGATATAGATTCACTTGAAAGAAATGATTCTATAACTGTACAAATATCTAGGATTGAGGTAGAAACACGAAAAGTTTTCTTAAAACTATAATTGTTAATAACTATTTTAAAATAAGTGATCTAAAGTTTTTTTAGATCACTTATTTTGTTTATATTTACATATAATTAAAAGATACATATATCATGGACAAAATTAAATCATATACACAATTCATTAACGAATCTAATAGTAACAAAATAATAGACTCGATACTTGATTCGATTGAACCTACTGTTTTACAAATGGTTAACAGGGTAGAGAAATTATTCAATAAACAATTTCCGGACAGAGAGTATACTAGGTTTGACAGAGATTACGCTAGGATGAATGTTATCAGCGATTTGATTAAATCTATTGAAAAGTATACGAGCCCCTCAGATTCATTAGTATCTGTTAATGCTAGTACGTCAAGCAAGGGAAATATTAAGATAAGCTCGATTATAATGCGAGACGACATCAAATATACGTTGGATACTGAAGCAATAATTGCAGGAGGTTGGAATATCCAAATGGCGCATTATAGATACATTACAAAGACTAAATTGCCAAAGACTGGTATATCTGAATTAACTAAGCAATATAATGCTAAACTTAAGAAGATGACCAAAATCGAAAAGATAAATAATGAGATTAATTCATATGAGACAAGAATCAATACAAGTGTCAAGGGAGCAGAAATAGCCTCTAAGCTTACTGATGACGACATATGGAAATTAATAATCGATGAAGATCCAAGTAGCGTATGGCCATCATGGGATGAGATTACTAAACGAGGTGCTGATAAGAACTATGATTATAATGAAGATCTTTTTAATTCAAAAAGAATTACAGCAAAGGAACGCAAGGTTAGTTCATACAAATTATATAATGTAGATGGCCCTAGAGATCATGCAATTAGATTAGGTGCACAAGTATCAAAACTAAAGATAAAACTAGAGAAAGAGTTAGATATTATCTAACAGATGTTTATAAACTAGGATATATAAACTAACTTAAGTAATATATCTATAGTAAATGAACAATATTAACGACGGAAACGTTTTAAAGAACGCACTAATTGGTGTTGAATTTGAATTCTATTCAGATTTAGGCGCTAGCAAATCAGCAAAGGCATTAGCTGAACTGATTGGCAAAAAGATTCATGTTGAAGAGAAAGCACATAGTGACTTCGAGGTAACATCTGATGAATTCAAAATAGAACCAGATATGAGTGGCGGTTTAAAGCTGCTTGAATTAGTTACTGGCCCTCTTCCATATTCTGCAGCTAGATTGATGTTGATTAAGGTATGTGGATGGATCGATGAAAACGGCTATACAACAGACAGATCATCGATACATTTGAACCTGTCATTTGATAAATCAAAGATAGAGAATAAGAACAGAATATCTCAGATGAACGTTCTTAAATTCATCCTTGATTTTAATGAGGATCAAGTATTCAAATTCTTTCCAACTAGGAAAGATTCAGCATATGCTAAATCCATCAAATTCGTACTTCCGAAGGAAGAAACAAAGTGGTTTGATGGACAGCAGATTAATCAACAAAACTTCATATTTCCAAATAGTAAGTATTATGGAATAAACTTTGAAAAAAGAATTAAGAATTATCTAGAATTCAGATATGTCGGTGGAACTGATTGGCATAAAAAAACATCTTCTATCTTACATTTAGTAGACGTGTTTTTAATGCAAATGTGGAAGTCAACCGAAAATAGCCAATTTACTGAATTGAACAGGATCGAACTTAAAAGAATAATCTCAACCAATCAACGAATAATTGACGCAAGACACGACTGGAAGACAATCTCAGAAAACTGGCAAGATGTTAAATTCACAGTTGATTTGAACGATGATCCAAGGATCGTTGATCTATATTGGCCAAACATCAGGGAACAAGTTATTAAACTGTTCACACATGGAACATTATCGAAGGGTCATATAAATTACGATTCAGATAATGGGAGAATACAGGTATCTAATGGTAGGTTAGAATATTGTGTTGACCTTTTTGGGTATGAATTTGTCAATTGCTTTCTAAGGGGAGAATTCAAAGATTGTGATATGTATTCATGTGATATCAATGGATCTGATATATCATATTGTAATATGTACTCATCAACTCAAATCAATAGTAGTAAGCTTAAATCATGCTATGTTCATGGAAGTACAATATTACATGACTGTTATTTATTCGGTAAGGGTGTATTTAAAGGTACCATGCATGGAGGGATATTCAGAGAAGGATCTTATGATAAAAAACTAGCGAAATTTAATGATGTTGAAATCATTAAATATAAAATAATATAAAAAAAGAATAAACAGATGAGTGATATAATTATTGGAGATAACGGAGCTTTACAGAAGCCAACATGGGATACTGCATGTTTCGATGCATTCGTTACGGAATTAGCCGACGAAGTAACTGGGTCATGTATGATTCCTATGAATCTACCCAGGAAGGAAGTTAACAATATAGTAAAGCGTGCAAAGAAATGGTTCTATAAGAATTATGAATATTCAGTAAGGGAAAACTTTATGGTGTTACCTATTGGATTATTTAGCTCAGATCATTTCAAGAAAACACGAAGTCTTACATTACCTTCGATGCAGTTAACTGGTGAATTAGCAGGCGGTGGAGAAGTATGGTCGGTATATGGTTTGGGTGAAACTGGATCAAAATGGGGCGGAACTACAGATGTTAATTTTACACAAGGTGATTTTGCAGTCGAGAGAATGATGGCAGGTGGTTCTAATGGAACTGGAGCTGCAGTTGGAGCTGAGAACCTTCAATATTATGTAATCAACCAGAGTTTCTTTGATTTGGCAAGACAAATTATTGATAATCCTCTAAGTTATGATTATAGTCAATTAACACATGAATTAAAATTCACCGGAGAATCGCCATCGAGAGATGTTATTTTAGAAGTATATGAAACAATTCCCGAATGTGCATTATTTGATGATGAAATATTCTTCAGATATTGTGCAGCTAAGATCAAGATTTCTCTAGGACAGAAATTGGCAATATTCGGGTATACGCTTCCCGGTAACATTTCGATTAATCCAGATGTTATAAAGGACATGGGAGTGGAGGAGTTAGATAAAGTAATAGAAGAAATAAAGAGTGATGAAGGCACTGATTGGATGATGCATTCTTAAACAAATATATAATAATATGGAACTATATACAAAGGTGTTAGGGGATCCTAACTACAGAAACGATCAATTGCAAGTAGATGAGGAGATGTCAATGATGTTAACTCAGATTGAAACACTATTGTTTACAACAAAGGGCGACGTTATGGGTAGTGAGGGATTCGGAATGAACCTAGAAGACTATGTATATTCATTCATGTATAATGATAGTATGATAAAGGGTGTTATATCAGGTGGTATCAAGGAACATATCCCATTATCTAATAAATATCCAGTTAAAGTAGATGTTGAATTTACTAGTGAAACAGAAAGAAATGTAGTATATGTCAGTATATCAATTGATAATAAATACGGTATAGGACTATACATATAAAATATAAACAAAAATGGCACAATTTAAATTTTTATCAACCGCTAGAATAAAGTCTAGAGAAATGATCGACGATACTCGAACGTATATTAGTCGAATGTATGGGAGAACTGGGGAACTATTTACAACAGCATCACCCTTTGCACAAATACTAGAGGTACTTGCTGAATTAACAAACCTAGTATTCTTCTATATAGAGGATGCTACAGTGGAACAGAACATATTAACAGCCCAAAATCCTGAATCAATATATGGTTTAGCGAGACTTGCAGGCCATGACGCATTTAGAGGAACTTCAGCAAGTGGAGAGATCAGGGTGAGATTAAATACAAGTGCATTTAATGATATAGCCGGAGATGCGTTAAATATCCCTGCTAATTCTGTCATCAAGGCAAGCAAAAACGGACTACAATATATATTAAAAACAAACACTGACCAATTTAGAATAGAGAAAAGTAATTCTAGCTATATTCATATTCCAGTAGTAGAGGGTACAATCGAACAACAAATAGTAACAGGTACTGGGACTAATCTACAATCGTTTAATATTGTTACCAAAAAAAATACAGATCACCATTCAGTTAAAGTCGCTGTGAACGGAGAACCATGGACAAAATATGGTTCGCTATATGACATGGGTTCAAACAGTAAAGGATACCTTGTGAAGACTGGAATCACAGGAGGGTTGGACATATATTTCGGAAATGGTTCATTCGGTAAAATCCCAATGGAAGGTTCATCAATAAGTATTGAGTACCTTTCTACTAATGGAATAAAAGGGAATCTGACTGGTTCAAAGGATTTAACATTCAAATTCGAGACCGAAGGATTCGATTCACTAGGGAACTCATATGATTTGAACAAAATGTTAGAATCTGCATTCACGATGTCACCATCAATGGGATCAGATCCAGAGTCAGTTGAATTAACTAAATTAATTGCACCACTACAGAGCCATTCGTTCGTACTAGCCACTCCAAGTAATTATGAGACGTTTCTTTCAAGATACGGTATGTTTTCATATCTGGAAGCATATAATACAACTGATGATGGCTATGTTGATGATGATAATGTTATATATTTATTTATGTTACCTGATACTGCCAGAAAACTTTCAAGCAACAATGATTATTTCAATATAAACCAAGAGGAATTCTTCTTCTCAGAGGAAGAAGTTAATGGAATCTTGGCAACTATTGAAAACAGTGGACAACAAATGATGTCAAGTGAAGTTAAGATAGTAGAGCCAAAGGCACAATTATTTAGAATGGATATAAAGATACGTTATTTTGAAGGATACTCCAAAACAAATTTATATACTAGTATTAGGGCTAAAATCTCTGATTACTTAATCAATATTACAAGAAGAGACCGATTACCTAAATCTGACATCATTGCATTACTTGAGGGAATCGAGGGAATTGATTCAGTTAATGTTAGATTTGTTTCAGAAACTGAAGAAAAGGCAAGACGACTTGGTTATTATACTAGCAACACAACAATAGTAACACCAAGTACTCCCGTTCTTGAGGATATTGGAAATGGGAAACAGAAATACGTATTCTTTAAGAGGACTGTTAAGACAAACCGAGTTAATTTTGAACAAGGCGCTGCATTGCCCGAGAGCGTAATAAATCTCGATTCATTTGGGGATATCATCCTGGAGAAGGAAGAAGTAGCATTATTCAGAGGCGGATGGAGAGACAGGGATGGTATCGCAGTACTTGACGATGCAATGATGG